CCTTCACCAGAACTTCCAAGTTCTCCTGAAGCGGGTCTCGATATGGGTCCTGAAGAAACTTCTCCAGAAGTTGATATGGCGGCGATTGACGCTGAGGTAGCAGCTCCTGATGGAGAAATGGATATTGAAGCTGGTGTAGAGGACGTTCAGAGTGAACCATCAGAGGAGATGATTACTTTCAAGACAATTCAAAAACTTACAGGTAGACTTACTCAAAAAATTAGAGACTACGATAACCAAGACGGTATGACTTCCGAGGATATCAAATATGTTGTTAACATGGTTTTATCATCATTGGACCTTAAAAACTTATCTGACGAAGATAAAGAAGATATCATGACTAAGTTTGAAGAGGCTGAGGAGAGACCAGAAGACGGAATGGATATGGGTGCTGAAGAAGACATCACTTCCGATACTGAAGTAGAAGATATTCAAGCTGGTATGGATATCCCTGTAGACCAAGAAATGGGAGAGGGAGACCACGGTATGATTTTGAATAACGTGTTCAAAGAATCAAAAGTAGACAAGGTATTATCGAAATATTTCGAAATTTCCAAAAAAGAAATTTTAGAAGAAAGAGAAAAAAAGGAAAACAGAAAAGTAGAAAACCAAGCACGTTTGGAACAAAAGATGAAAAGTGTTTCCAAATTTACAGAGTCAGTTGAACAAGAAACAGCTTCAAGAAAATTCTTGGAGGAAAACTCAAAATTCAATTTGATTGGTAAAACAAACAAGAAAAACTTGGTTTTTGAAAATTCAGAAAAGCAAGTAAAAATTACACCAGAGGGGATGGTTATATGAGTTATTTAGTTTTTGTAAATGGTCTTGGACCTAACTACAAAGGTGATAATATTTACGAGTTTATTTTTTCTGATAGTTTGGATGTTTGGGGAGATTCTTGGGAAAGTAAACCATCGAACGGATACCCAAGTCCTCCTGAACTTGAAAAAATTAAGAAGGTTGGAGTTCTAAGAAATACCGATATTAAATTGGAATTGATACAGAACTCCGATTTTTTTTGTATGATAGACGCAATGGATGATGTGGTTGCGTTGGGTTGGGAACCTGAAGAAGTGAGAGGTCAAAAAAGACTTGTCTTCAGGTTTGGAGAAGAAGAACAACAAATAAAAGATAAACTCTACGAAAGAGATTTTATTTTGGAATTCGAAAAGAAAGTAGTATATGAAAAGTAATAACAAAGCGTTTCAACTTATTGAAAAAGGATTATCAGCAAATACTGTTGCGAAATTGAATGAATCTCAAATTGACGTACTTCACAAAAAATTGGTGAGTGAAGTCACGATGGTTTCCAAACAAGATTCCACGACTATACAAAAACTAAAAGCGGAAAAAAAACCATTTGAAGTTTACGAAAAACAGGGTGATGTGAAAGAACAAGATGATGTGGATATGGAAAAAGACCCATTTGAGCTTCAATCTACTCAAGATAAAAGACAAGTAGGACCGAGTGATTATGGAGACAATCCAAAAGTAGATAAAGAAATGGACTCCGACGATGCTGATGGTATGGGAATAATGGAGGATAAAAAAGCCGAAAAAAACCCTTGGGCAATTTGTACTGCACAATTGGGTAAAGAATTTGGAACGAGAGAGAGACACATGTGGAGTGCTAAGGAAAAAAACAAATATGAAAGATGCGTTAAAGATGTAAAAAAATCTTTGAAAGAAGGTAAAAATCCTATATCTTTATTCCTCGAAAACGAAATTTTGAGAATAGTAGAAAAACACTTACCACCAAAAATTACAAAAGGAGACCTTATGAAATACATGACAGAAAACTCCCCAACCACCGCACCCACCAAACCTGGAACAAAAGAAAAACCTGGTACAAAAGAAAAACCTGGTTCACCTACAAGACCTATGAGACCAGGAAAAAATCCTCACCCCGGTGAAAAAGAAGCTCCGAGAGCGAAAAAAATTTCACCTGATGACGCAAAAGACAATGTGATAAAGACAATAATGAAACTTTTGAAAAAATGAGTAAAGTAATTAGAGAACAAATAGACTATGGAGATTATCCTGAAAGAATGGACCCTAATCTCGAAAGAAAGCTCAAAAGTGCTGAAAGTTTATATGCTCAGAATCCTGCATTCAGGAAAGGAGCTAAAGATGTTTCAAGAATTGCAAGCTCAAGATTCAAAAAGGTTGTTGATAAACTCAGACAAGCAAGGACTTTACAGAGCATCACACCAAATATGATTCAAAGAATATACATGGAGGAAATGAGTAAAGTCCCTATGATTATTCAAATCGAAGCTAGACACAGAGAAGAACTTGAAGAATTGGCAAAAAAAGTTTCATTGGAAGAGACTGAAGTGCCTGAAGGATGGTATCAAATCGAGGCTTTATTAAATAGAGAGCCGATTGATGTTTCAAATTTTAGGTTTGACCCTGAGGAAGACGAAGAAGAAGAGGAAGAAGATGAAAAGCAAAAAATAGAGATTCCATCTTTTGATGTTGAAGACTTAACAAAAGAAGAGGAGTTAGAATTAGAAAAACATAAGAGAAATCTAATCAACGCTATTGTACAGGGTGCTGCAAAGAAAGGTCATTACCTTTTCCAAAAACCAGAGGTCAAAGCCGAATTGGATAGAATTGATTCAAGACTATACCCAGCATATTTGGGAGTTATGGCAATCAACGATTTCCTATACTTTAGTATGGAACAGATGATTGAACAAATGAGTGCAACAGGAAACGGAGTTGCTGGAAAAGTAGAATTACAAGACGCAGATGAAGAAGGTGGTGATGAAGGTGGAGGTGAAGAAAAACCAGACACTAAAATCGTTGCTGAAGGATTAATATTCCCAATTTTGACACACGAAATAATCAAAGGTGTGAAAGCGGCTAATGCGAGATTCGGTCTTCCTACCGACCCGAGTATGAGAGAAAAAGTAAAATCCCAAGTCGATATTCTATCAAATGAGCCGATGCAACTACGTATCGGACCTGAAGTTGTTGAAAAAATAAGATTCTCTCTTCCTGATAAAATGTTCGATGAATCAAACAAGGGATTAATAAACTGGTTTGAAATTCAATTATACCAAATTCCCGCTCAAGAATTTTTGGAAATTATAGGTAATGCCATTTCTGAGGATGAATCCAAACAGAAAAAGGCGACTGAAAAATTCGAGGAAATCATGAAAGAAGCAATGGAATTGAAAAGAGAATATGAAGATTATCAAGAGGAGCAAGGTGATGAGGGTAGTGATGATGAAGGTGATGATTTAGATGATTTCTTGGGAAGCTTGGGTATATCAAGACCCAAATAATTTTCTGTGACCAAAGAACAATTAATTATTGAAGTAACAAAATGCATGAGGAACACTCCTTATGCGTTGAGGACGTATTTGCAGACCTATGACAACACGGTATCCAAATATGTCCCTTTGGACCTCTTTCCCGACCAAATACGACTCATCGAGGATTATGATGAGTTTAATGAGAATATAGCACTCAAATACAGACAAGCCGGTGTAACAACCGTCACCGCCGCTTGGGCTTCCAAGAAATTAGTTTTTGCAAAGAAACAAAAACCTGAAAAAATATTGATTATTGCCAACAAGTTGGATACGTCCGTTGAGATGGCAAATAAAATAAGAGGGTTTACTGAGCAATGGCCAGCATGGGTTGGCGTTGGATTTTCTGCAGAAAAAAATTCACAAAGACATTTTAAACTATCAAATGACTGTGAAGTGAAGGCGGTTGCTACTTCAAAAGATGCCTTGCGTGGTTATACACCAACAATTTTGATTTTCGATGAAGCTGCGTTCATTGAGGCTGACAATGACTTTTGGTCTGCCTGTATGGCCTCACTTTCCACAGGTGGTAAAGTAATAGTTGTGTCCACTCCAAATGGTTATGACCCAATATATTATGAAATATATGACCAAGCCTTAAGAAAGATGAATGAATTCAAAATCTCTGAGATGTTTTGGTATAGAGACCCAAGATATACCAGGGATTTGTATGTGGTGAAAACCACAGATTTAGTTCATTTTTTATTGAATAGGGAAGACTATCCCCAAGATATCGTAGTAGACTTATCAGTTGATAATCCATATGAGAGAGACCATAAAATTACAACGGATTATATATCCCAAGGATATAAGCCTTGTTCTGCGTGGTTTGAAGGTATGGTGAAAAAACTCAAGTATGATAGGAGAAGAGTAGCTCAGGAATTGGAGTGTAATTTCTTAGGTTCAGGTGATAACGTATTTGAATCTGAACTCATGCAAAATATTTCACACAATCAGTTGAGCGAACCACTAGCAAAAATGATGGGGGGTTCACTGTGGATATTCAAAGAACCCGAAAATAATCACAAATATGTTATGGGTGTGGATGTGTCAAGAGGAGACTCTGAAGACTTTTCTTGTATTGAAATTATTGATTTTGATAGTCGTGAACAAGTATTGGAATACGTTGGAAAGGTTCCCCCTGATGTCATAGCAGAAATTGCATATAAGTGGGGTTCAATGTATAATGCCTATTGTGTTATAGATATTACGGGGGGTATGGGAGTGTCAACAGCAAGAAAAATGCAAGAGATGTCATACTCCGCGGGACTTTACGTTGACAACGTGGACCCATCAAAAAAATGGAAATGGGACCCAAAACTTAATGAAAAAATACCAGGAATTAATTTCAACTCCAAAAGGGTTCAAATTATTTCAGCGTTCGAAGAAGCTATGAGACATGACTTCAAAATATATTCACATCGTCTCTACAATGAAATGAATACTTTTATTTATATCCATGGAAGACCTGACCACCAAAAAGGTCATCATGATGATTGTATTATGGCTATGTCAATGGCGATTTATGTCGCTGAAAAGAATTTTCAATCACTTCAAAAGGTTGTAAATCACACAAAGGCAATGCTTAACTCTTGGACTAGTATTAGTCACGAAAACAAAAACACATCTGAATTTTTTAATCCCATGGTTCCACAAATGGGACGTCAGAACACACACATACCCGGTCAAGCTTCTCGTAGTGACTATCAGAAATATGGATGGTTATTTGGGGTGAAATAACTATTTATATTATCAGGGTATAAAGTAAAATTGTAAAATGAGTGAACAGAATTTAACGGTGTGGCAAAGGTTATCCAAAACCTTTGGTCCAAATTCGCTTCTTAATCAAGATTATCCTACTTACAAGTTCGATAAGAAAGAACTTCTTAGAACTAAAAGTAGAGATGAATACGAGAGAGAAAAACTACAGGCTCAACAGAGTTATTATCTTGCAAATCAGTGGGCTAAGGTAGAAAACAATTTATATTCTCAAGCAATTTATTACGAACCATCGAGACTTTCTGCTCAATACGATTACGAATCAATGGAGTATACTCCTGAGATTTCAGCGGCATTAGACATCTATGCTGAGGAGTCTACAACACCAAACGAGGATGGATTCATTCTTCAAATTTATTCTGAATCCAAAAGAATAAAAGGTGTTTTAGCAGATTTATTTAATAACAACTTGGACATCAATACCA